CACAGGTAACAAAATTTGAAAGAGATGCTAGACCAAGAATAAATGTAGAGTCAACAGCACCAACAGGCATTGTGGAAGCAATGGAGTTCTGGAGATCAACAGATGTTTCATTGTCAGAGGCATCTAGATCATATCAATTGATTGCAACTGTGAAACCAGCAAACGGTGGCAATTTTACATCAGGCACAACGGTGACATTGGACTACGATGCATTGACAGATTCAGACTTTGTGTTGAAAACAAGAGGTATAAACAGCACAACATCAGGACCTTTCTCAGCAGTGTCAGGATTGGTTGACTTCACACCTAAACAAGAAACACAGTCAATAGGACCCAACACAGAATTAACAGATTCAACAGGCAATCTGTTAGGCGCATTGGCATTAATAGATGTGTTGTTAAAATTACATGACTTGTTCAGTGCAACAGATTCATCAAAATCAATATTTCAAAGAATTTTTGAAATCTTTACCACAGAAACAGGTAAGGACATTGTGCAAGAAACCAAAGACGGTACATTTGGTGGTTCAACCATAATTGTACAGGACGAAGGCACACAGGTTGCATCAGCAGGCACAACTTTGAACTTTGTGGGAGATTCAGTCACAGCATCAGCAACAGGAGGAGTGGTAACCGTAAATGTTTCATTCCTTAATCTTGATCCTGCACCTACACAAGGACAGATTATTGTGTTTGATGAGACCAGAGGATTTGTTGCGGCAGATCCACCAAATGCAGTCACCATACCATCAGCACCAACCACACCAGCAACACCAACATTCATTGAATTTGTGCAGTTCTATCCATCAGACAGGACCACATACAGAGATCCTGTCACAGGAGTCACTTATGATGAAGCACCTACGACAGGTTCTTATTTTGCAAAATATGGAAAAAGTGACAGCACGGTGTTCTATGGTGCATTGACGATTGGTACAGGAAACATAAAATTATACAAGTCAGATGGTACATTGGTTGAAACATTGACAGCAAGTCAACTCATTATTGACAACAATGTGGCAGAATATCCTTTCGCAACAAGAGCAAACGGTACAGACTTTTACATCATACAGGATCAGGGAGTGGTAAAATATTGTGATGATGTCAGCAGAGCGATTGATTCACCATTGACTTGGAACTTTAACACACCAAATTATAGTGTGACAGCATTTACATCGCCAGCAGACACACCGCCAGCAAATCCTAATCCTGCACCTGTGGCAGAATCAGTTTCACCAGGTGGTAATAATGTGTGTCCAAATGCTGATCTTGTGATAGACTTTGATCAACCTGTAAAAGTTGGCACAGGCAACATAGAAATAAAATTGGTAAGTGATAATTCAACAGTGGTCACAATAAATGCCGCAAATGGTACACTGGTGTCTGGCACAACTGACCAGATTAATTATGGACCAGTCACAGGAGTCACAGCAGGTGTTCAACATTATGTGACAGCACCAGCAGGCATTGCCAAATATGCAGGTGATTGTTATTCAGACACACCATCACAACAGATACAACAGAGCGACAACTTTACATTCACACCAAATAGTGATCTTGTGGTGACATCATTCACAGTGAACAGTCTACCTATCACCAATGATACCACAAAACAAAAAGCAAACATACAGACAAACATTGAGATAACATTCAACAGAGCGATTGTGTTTGGCACAGCAGGCACATTCACATTGAAGGCAGGCAGTAGCACGGTGCAAACATTTGATGTCACAACCAATTACACAGATGATCAGACATCAGAAATTATATTCTTAAAAACAGGTGTCACTGACACAGTGGTGCTTAACCCCACAACAGATTTAGCATTGGGCACAGATCACCATGTTTTAATCACAGCAGGTGCAGTGGTTGATTCATGTCCAACAGATTGTCAGGCAGTCACAAGCAGTAGCACAATTGCCTTTAAGACATACGATGGTCCAACATCTGTGGTAAGTATTACAAATGGATCACCAAATGACACAGGTGTCAAATTGACATTTGACAATGATGTTGTGCCAAGCACAGGTAAATTGAGAGTGATTGACACAACCACAAACACAGAGATTGCCACAATTGATTCAGACGATTCAGCGGTGAGCATAACATAGGAGCGATATGGGTAAGATAGTCACAATAGATACAGAATCATTAAATGTAAATTGGCAACCAAATCGTCAGTATCGTCTTTCATTGGATTCAGGATTTGTTATAGAAGATGGCAACAACCGTTCACCTAATCCTGCAAACACAAATCTAAGCACATTCACAACCAATGCAACAGGACCTAGCATAAGTTCTAGCACACCATCAGATGGTGACACAAATGCCATTTCAAATGCAGTGATTTCAATTGTGTTCAACAGAAGAATAAAAGCAGGCACAGGTAATATTCGTCTTTATGATTCATCAAACAATGTGTTGAAGACATGGACACCGTCATCAGGCACGGATGTCACATTTACAGATCAAACACTATCGCTTTCATTCACAGGTTTGGTAATTGAAGGTGGCAGTTATTATCTACAGGCAGATTCAGGTTCAATCACAGACAGAGATGGATTTGATTATGCAGGTATATCAAACACAACAGATTACAATTGGACCAATTCAACAGGTCCAGAGTTTCCGTCATTGGCGGCAAATTTATCAGGTGCTTTCTTACCAACCATGTCTGTGAATGCACAGAGAGTGGGCGATGCTTTATTCAGTATGACTTCTGCTATATCTATTGTTGGTTCAGTAGATAGAGTAGGTTCAGCAAATTTAAGTTCACAATTTACAACCAGCAACACGGCAATCAAAAAAGTAGATATTTCAATAACATTATCAACACAATTTACTACAAATATTGTGGCAGGTTTAGTGTTTGATCCGCCAGCAACAATGACCACAGCATTTACGAAAGAAACATTTGAAGGTCATCCATGGGCAAGTATCGCCACAATAGGACAATTTGAATTTGACACAGATATTGTTGGAGGTTCATACACATCAAGTACCTGGACCAATGCTTTGTACACAGATTCACGCACAAACTTATTGCACAATAACTCATTCGCATCAACAACTGAAGATGGCACTAACAATACACCAACGATTTATGAACACAATTTTTCAAATGGCAAAGAATTACAAAAAAGATTCAAAGGCAGTGGTCAAAATTCAGAAGTACAATATTACAAAATTGATGGCAGTAGTCTAACCTTGCCAAACACCTCAGGTTACACAACCAGTTCAATTGGTGCCAGTTCAACCAAATACTATCCAACCATAGTGGACGGTGCTGGTATGTATAGAACAAATGATGCATACGACGGACAATATCTGTTGATAGGCATGAACAATGATTTACAAAGAGTTGCAGATGAATATAGTGCAGATGTGACCGCAGGGACAGAAAGTGGTTATTATGATTTTTCTGCCAGAAACTTTGGAGCATTGTATAATGGTACCACATTTAAGGCAATATTGCCAGGTCCAGATGTCACTGCTCAAGTGAATAATTTAAGTACATACAGCATTCCCCAATATTATTATGGTGTTGCCTCAGGAGCAAGTCATGTTGATTTTGTTATAGATTCTGGTTTATCAAGTGCCTATGGAGGCGGATTAGCCATTGTGGCAAACATGGGAATGATAAATGTGTATCGCTCAATAACAGGCACTCCTGTTTATCAGACCACTTTGTATTGTAGCAATTGGATAAACAAAGCCAGCAATTTTACAACAGATGGAAAATATGCGAACTATCTAGTAGGCGTAAGAATTACCAAAGATTACATTTTCGCAGAAAATTGGGCAAGAACTGATGAAACCAATTATGATTCAAACAGGTCAGGCACATATGTGATTGATCAATTTGATATCCACAACAATTTTGCCAGAACACGCATCATACGAGAATCAACATTTAACGGTCCAGGCGTCAGCCAATCAGAAGTATATCAAAGAAGTGGTGCGAACAACAATGGTACATTGTACATTCCATTTGGTCATAGAGAAATTAGTTCATCACCAATTAAAATCAAATATAAGGATATGTCTTAATGATAAAAGAACAAGTGCAAACACTATTGAATCTATTTCAGCAATCACCAGAGACCACAAGGCGATTGAATGTGTGTATGAAATGTCCTTTCCTGCGACCAGACTCAATGAAATGCATCAAATGTGGTTGTCACCTTAAATTAAAGGTGCGTTTTGAATCAGAACATTGTCCCATAGACAAGTGGTAAAACTTTTTTTACCTTTTTTTCCCTTTTTTTTGGGTTTTAGCACCCACACAGATAAATAATTGCAACAGACAGTCGTTGATTGTCTGTTATTAACAGACAACAAACAATAATAACAAGGAGATAATTATGTCAGCGGCATCAAATTATTTAGAAAACGAATTGTTAGACCATGTATTAGGTGAAAATGGAAAAAACTTCACACCACCTTCTAACTTGTACCTAGCATTATTCACATCAGACGGTGGACTAGAGGCAAATGATTCAAGTTCATTCACTGAAATATCAACTTCAGGATCAGCATACGCAAGAAAAAATATTGATGTAGATGGTTCATCAGGAGCATTTGGAAATGCATCAGGTGGTTCAGCATCTAACACTCAAACTATCACATTCACAGCGGCAACTTCTAACTGGGGTACGGTAACTCATGTTGCGATCATGGACTCAGCGGACAGTTCAGGTACTAACAATGTACTTTTTCATGGCGCGGTTACAACAAGTAAGACAATAGAATCTGGGGATACCTTTCAGGTGAGTGCCTCAAATTTGACAATCACTCTAGCATAATTTAGAGATTGTATATACGATTTCCTAGCAGTGTTCTATCTATTG